TTAATCAAAAGATAGTATTGTTCTTTCAACTTTATCCTTAATAATACCAGGTATAACAGTTTTCACTTCGAATAGTTTATTCATTTGATAATGTGCAAAAGCAATTGCATCAATTTCAATCTTTTGCTTTAGATAAAACTCTTCAGGTATATCTTTACTTGTAGGTGAATTATAGTTACTCATTTCATCTTTCCATTTTTGAATCATTATTGGATCTATGACTTCAGTTCCATAATACTTATCATTTATCACTTTCCATTGAAAAGCATGTCTACTCTCATGGAAACAAGTAACCTGGATCTCCATTGGATTTGCTTGTTCTATCCACTCTTCATTAAATGCTATGATATATTTATCCTTTAGAAAGATGGAATTGATTCCTTTTTCCGTTAAATCTTGATTATAAAAAAACTGCACATCAGGAGTTTCAATGCCTAGAATCTGTGCAGCTAACTTAGTACCGTTTATTGCGATTTGGTAGTTATCCATGATGTGTTCCCCCTAGATATCCTCTTATGTAAAATTATAACATTTTTCATTAAATTTTAAAATACGTATTTATAAAATGATAAAAAGCTGCTATTTTCATAACAGCCTAGTTAGTATTTATTTTTATTCCGTTAGTAAACTTAAATGTAATACTCGAATCTCTATGAACAGTTGTACTTTCTATCATGAGCATCCATATTCTCTCATTCCAATAAGTAAGTTCATCTTCTGATTTTTCTAAATTTATTATAAAGCTTTGCATCGTCAGTTTTTGCCCTTGTTTTAACTTCTTTTCATTAATATAATTATCTAACTTGAGTTTTAATTTATCATAGCGATTTGACAAAGCTTCATATTTTTTGTTGTAAGTTTCTATGTCAGTATCAGTCTTAGAATTTTCCATTACAAGTTTATTAACGAGTTCTGTAATCACAACCATCTCATCTTCAGTTCTTGCTATTTCTGAATCAAGCTGGCTAGTATCTGTCAGTAATTTTATTATGTCTTTAGTATCTTTTATGACTCGTTGTTTGTCTTTGGCGATCAGATTGTATGCTTTGATAAACTTCTTCTTAATGTCATCTTCGTTAAAATGTGGCGTTTTACATTTTTCTTTTCCTTTGTGGAACTTACTATTACATTGATATACAGATCGCTCATATTTAGTATTTGCATGCCATTTCTTTTTTCCATAGAATCCACCACAGTCTTCACATATTAACTTGGATGCAAAGACATCAGATGATGAATAGTGAGCCCCTAGTTTATTGCGCCTTTCCATTTCAATTTGAACTTGTTCCCATGTATCTCTATCGATAATGGCTGGATGATTGTTTTCTACGTAATACTGTGGAACTTGTCCTCTATTTATAGAAGTTGTATGGTCTAAATAATTAACTGTGTAAGTCTTTTGAAGAAGTGCATCACCTTTATACTTCTCATTAGTTAGTATCGATGTTACTGTATTTTTAGTCCAGTTTATAGATTTACCTGTTGGTGTTTTAATACGGTGTAATTTAAGATATTTTGCTATGCCTGTTGGTGTTTTACCTTCGACAAGAAACATTCGATATATCATTCTAACGACAACAGCTTGATCTTCATCAATCACAATCTTGTCATCTACTTTCTTATACCCTAGAAATCTTTTATATGCAAATGACACTTTACCTTCCTGAAAGCCTACTCTCTTACCCCATGTCACATTTTGACTAATTGAACGTGATTCTTCTTGTGCGATTGATGCCATAATGGTTAAGATGAGTTCACTCTTTGGATCCAGTGTCCATAGGTTTTCCTTTTCAAAGAAGACTTCGATACCTTTGGCTTTAAGTTTACGAACATATGAAATGGTATCTAATGTATTTCTTGCAAACCTTGAGATTGATTTAGTGATGATCAGATTGATTTTACCATTTAGCGCATCCTTTATCATACGATTGAACTCAGTACGCTTTTTGGTTGTTGTTCCGGATAGTCCTTCATCTGCATAAACTTCTGTGTATTCCCAGTCAGGTTTTTCCTGTATGTATTTTTTGTAAAAGTTCACTTGTGCCTCGTAACTCGTGTACTGTTCATCGCTGTTTGTTGATACCCTAGCGTATGCTGCGACTTTCTTAACATGATTCACATGGATAGGCATTAGGGTAATAGGATTAATCGTTGATGGTATAACTGTAACCTTAGCCATTGTCAATCACTCCTTTCAATCTGTTTAGTTCTTTAATTCTTGCTTGTTCTTTCATTTCCGGTGTCCAACTGTCTTTTCTAGACTTTGCCTTCCAGATGTACTCTTTAGTAGAACCATCTTTTAAAATAAATACGAGCCGATTTTTTGGCATCACCATCATCGATTCAACTCTGGATTGAAAGTATTCTTTATCGAACTTTTCCATTTTGAGGATATAGTTTGATGCTTCAATGAGTGTATCATTTGTAACTTGTTTTGAGTGACAGGCATCTTTACCTCTTTTTTCAGCATAGGAACATTTCCAAATTTCATTGTATGCCGTATTTTTATGCGTGTAGCGTCTCCCACATACTCCGCAAGTCAACATTCCGGAGAAAGCATATTTTCTAGCTGGACCTACTTTAATCTGTTCAAGTCTTGCTTTCCTTATTTTTTGTACTTTATTGAAAGTATCTACTGTAACAATTGCTTCGTGATCATCTTTTATTAAGTACTTATCAAACTGGCCATTGTTTACTCTTTTCTTTTTGGTTAGATGGTTTTCTCGATAGGTTTTTTGTAGAATAAGATTCCCCGTGTAATTATAATTTTCCAGGATATGCTTGATTGTAGACCAATACCATCTCTTCCCATTAGATGGTTTGATCTTTTTTGCCTCTAGTATTTTACATATTTGTTCATCACCCTTGCCATTTATGTAAAGATTATAAATCAGTTTTACAATTTCTGCTTCTTTAGGAACAATCTTCAGTTTCTTATTTACAAGATTATATCCTAAACATGATTTACCACCCCATATAATTCCTTGCTGGAAATCCTTCTTTATACGCCACTTCATATTCTCTGAAACACTTCTTGATTCTTCTTGTGCGAATGTGGCTAAGAATGTAAGAATCATCTCTCCTTCTCCACTAATGGAATGAATGTTCTGCTCTTCAAAAAATACATCGATGTTTGATGAGTCAAGTTCTCGTACAGTCTCAAGCAATGTCACTGTATTTCGTGCAAATCTAGATATAGACTTTGTGATTATCATATCAATTTTACCTGCTCTGCAATCTTTGATTAACCTTTGAAATTCTTTCCTTTCATCTTTGGTACCAGTAAGAGCGCTATCCGCATAAACACCAGCAAATTGCCATTCGTTATTTTCTTTGATGAGTTTTTTGTATTGATTCACCTGTGATACTAATGAATGTAGCATTGCATCTTTTCCACTCGATACTCTTGCATAAGCTGCGACTCTAGTCTTCTTTGGTAATTTTGATAATGCTTCGATTTTGGTTATTTTCTTTTCCATCATCTTCTACCTCCTCATTTGTTACTCTATATATCACTCTTTTAGAGGGTTTAGTCAAGTTGTTTAGACGGTAAATGTTATCTTTATTGATACAATATTTTTCTACTAAATACGCCTCTGCTTTAAGAAAGTCAGATTTACTTAAAATCCCCTCCTTAAACATTGAACTAATAGGTGAAATGGACAAGTAATACATCTCTAAATTAGATCGATTCATCGTGACTTGATCCTTTTCTTTGCTCATTCCACCATTGCCACCTGCATTTATCTGAACAGAAGATCTTTTTCTTTTTACCCTTAATTGATAACATATGTTTGCCACAATTTTTGCAGAAGCCTTTAAGTAAATATTCTTCCTCAATTTTGTTGCAGGCATGTCTAACCGCACTTGGTGTAATAGATAATTCTTTGGCGATTCTCTTATAACCATATCCTAAATGTCGTAATTCATTAATCCTTTTGTTTTTATCTTTCATACGAACTACCTCCTAAATCATAGTCCGCAGAATTCGTGTAAAAGTTCGGGTTCCTTGCAGAAATAATACCTATATCGTTTTTTTTATCGGTCGTATTCATTGAAATAACCTCCTTCACCAGTTATATGGCGAGGTATGACATGATTTGCCGATAAATCTGAAAAAAAGACAAACAAAAAAAGCCGTACCTTTTTACCAGTACGGCCAGTTTCTAAATCTATGCTTATTCTTTTGCGTTAATGAATGTTACTTTTTCACCAACAATCCTTAAGATGTTGTCATCAATATGCAGTGATGCCTTAACTCCTATCGTTGAGTTTTCGGAAAGGTACTCCATAGCATTCTCCATGATGCCATCACTTAAGTTGACAGGAATCAAATCTGAATCCTTTTCATTTGGTCTTTTGATATCGATTGCAACAATACCCGCTAACTTGTCGAGTTTCTTTACTCGTCCTACTAAAATTACTTGATTTAACATGCTTTTCCTCCTTGATTTGGTTATGTCACATATTAACTAAATAAAGGCACTATAGCAAGTATTACTCGTCTTTCTGACGCAACTTTTCTGCTATGATTTTCTCTGCTTCAGAAAGCGATTCTTTACCTTGCATTTTATTGGTAAAAGATACATAGTCATCAATGATTGATTCGATTCGAGATTGATTCGTTTCAACAAACTCTATAGCCTTTTCCGTTGACCCTGTAACATTGCTCACCCATTCACTAAAGCGTGAAATAACTGCTAGTTTCTTTTCGTCACCTGCAAGGAAAGCTTCACCCTTTTGCTTTGCGAGTTGATTTTTTTCTTCCACAATCATAATGAATTCTTTGATGGTTTTTTGTACCGAATCATCAAATACAATATCGGTTGCTTTGTTTACCAGATCATATACATTCTCTGCAGTGTTTTTTAGATCTTCTTTGACTTCCTTAATCACTTCATTTAGCGACTGGTCTTTACCCAGTTTTGAAGTTACATAAAGCGCAAGTAATAATAACGAAATTACCAATAAAATTATCTCAAGTGTTGTCATTTTCTTTTCCTCCTATGTGTCTATAAATGTTAACTTGTGAATCTTCTAACCTTGAAACACGATGTTCCAACACGTTTACATCCTTTTTTAATGTTTTAATGTCCTTTGAATGCAGTTCCAATAAGCCTATCATTTTCACGTTCTGCTTTTCTATTTTTTGTAGGTTTACCATGATTTGATCGTTCTTAGATTTGTTGTTCTTTTCTTGCCTGTTGAATTGTTTTATTGTGGTAAGGATAACGACTACCATTGTAACAATCCAATATATTAGGTTTTCCATTCTGAATAAATGTAAAAGATTATCCCAGTCCATGTTCAATCATCTCATTTCGGTAATTTTCTAAGTATTCAAACAAGAATACTATTTCTTCTTCATAATTTGCCTCTTGGTTGGTTTTATAGTTTGCTTTATACTCAATCATTTTACTTTTCCACGGTTCATCAACGATTAAATCGAATACACCTGTTTGCATATAATGTTCTATCATACCTCTGACTCTATACAGATGGTAAAATGCTTTTGATTTTCGATTGACTTCAAACACACTCTTTGAATAGATTAACAACGCATCTATTAAGTTGCAAATAAATAAGTTGTCAACATTAGAAATCATAATTTCTAATTCTTTTGAAAATTCTGGATTTAGATAATATTCATTTGTTTTAATACCTAGAATATTATCTGCAGCTTGTCTATGATAAGCGATGATTGAATCATCAAATTGTTGTCTCTTGATAAAATCCTCTTTTGAGAATACAAATAGATCATATTTTCCTATAAATAAATGAAGAATTCCTCTGAAACCTTTTAGAACTACAGTAACATCAATATCACTAGTGTTTTCATCTAATCCATATGCTTTAGAACCGCCATAATAAATAAGTAGAATTTCAGTGTTTGGAAATGTTCTTTTTATGAGATTATAAATATCATTCATTTGGTGCCTCCTCGATTGGTTCAGGTAGAGGTGGTTCAACGGCATCATAATCATCGACCGCATCTTCAAATCCAATGACATTTTGTTTGAGCCAACCATATCCTGCTTCAATCGGATTCACTCCTAAAAATAACTTAAAATCAGCGATTGGAATTGATATATCAACTTCTTCTATTGGTTCACTCTTACCCGCTCGGGCTTCCTTTGTTAAGTATGAGGCTACGCAAAGGGTGATTTTTTTATTGGAGTAACTGATGTTGAATGCTGTTATTCGGTGATATGATGCACCAACTCCAAACTTCGTATTTAGTTCTTTAATAATTGCCATAATGAGCCCTACTTTCTTTTCATTCTATAAATTGTTACTGAAATACTATCAGGTGAGCCTACAGACATACCTGGATTGATATACAAAGCGCCCAAGTCTCCATAAGCAGTATGAACAAAATCAACCATCTTAATAGATCCATTACCTTGTCCAGAAAGTGTCGTCATACTTTTTCCATATGCTACCCAAACTTGTGTATCTACATAGTTCGCTTTAAAAGTCGGTGAAATCTCAAAATCTATGACCTTTGTAATTCCACTCGTAATTGTCGGTCCGGTTGCATAACTATCCTCGATGTATTTAGCTGTTGTATTTGTACTAGATCTTTTATCATGAACAGTATCTTCGGTATTTAAGTGATGATTGATATATGCCCCATTTAAACTTGAGTTACTAGATGTTCGATAGTAAATATATGTATCCGATGAGTCTGTTGAAGTTCCTTGAGTTGATGCAATCACATGCACCTTATAAATGTAATCTGGATCAAATGGATATGTCAAACTATGATAATAGGAGTATCCTTGATAAAAATACACTTGTTCTAAAGCACCACCTATTTTTACTACAGATGATATTCCTCTTGCGTATAATGTCTCGTTTGAATAGTTAAATGCTAACTCACCTAAATAACTTAAATTTGACGTTGTGGGTATTGAAGTACCTCGCTTAACTCTGATAATCGGCATTAGTAAGTTCCACCATCAATAATTGATGAAGGGGTTAATACTTTTGAATCATCTATCCCTAATTTGTATGTAATTCTTGTCGGTGTATAATTTGAATCAACAACAGCTACATATAAAAGGCCATCAATAATGACATTATTTGCATAATCTGTTTCAGAAGCTGCCACAGCAATCCCATCGGAATCACCAATATAAATATTTTTAACATTACTTAAAATTGTTCTCTGTGTTTCTGTTAAATGAAGATTTGAAGCAACGTGTGTGTTATAAGTTGATGCTGCAACACCACCTAATCCTGCAAGTGAAATTGTTACTGCACCAGTTGAACCATTGACACTCGTTACTGCGTCAGTTGGTGTTAAGAGTTCTTGCCAGTTAGCAAGCGTTGAATAAGGTGATGCCTTTAGGATAAAAGACTTATTTAAGTCCGTTCTAACGGCAACGTCGCCTTCCTGTGCGTTTGATAAAGCAAGCATCGCTGTTTGACTTGCAACAACATATGTATTTGTCATCGCAATCTTAGGTACAACACTATCTGCTAATTTCCCACTTGAATTAAGAATTGGAATGTTTCCACTGCCAGTTCCTGTATTCTTTGTTGCTGCAGTTCCTAAATTTAATGCAGTAATCTTTGTATCAATCTGATCGTCAACTTTATCTACACCAGGTATTTTCAAGTAATCTGATTCAGCAAGCGGTACAGAAACACTCGCCACTTTATCTGCTTTTGCAATGTATAAATGTTCACCATTAAAATCAACTTGTGGTTCTCCAGCTTTAACAGTTCCAGTTGTCCCTGTAAGTGGTCCTGTTCCTGCTGTGGTTCTTCTTTTTATTTGAATTGTAGCCATTTAAATTCCTCCTATTTTTTTGTAAACACACTTGTGATGTTGTGTGTTGTGTTACCAGTTGTTAGAGTGACGATTCCATTTTCATATACAACACTTAATGAGTAATCTCCTGAAGCATATCGATAAGATACGGATGTGTTAGATCCAACAAACAAAAACATTTGCTCTCCTGGGAAAGTCACGACTGTATGATTGTTGATAGTCACATAGATGATTGAATCTCTAAGTTCAACTGAACTAGTACCAGAAAAACGATATTTACCAGCAGTTACTTGCGTTAATGTTCTTCGCTTTGGCAGATATTGGCTTAATATTTTATCATCTAAATCATCCACTCTGGTTTTATCGTTAGTTATCAACTTTCTCGAATAACTTGTTAGTGTTACTGATGTCGTTGTTTTTGTATAAGCACACAATGCCAGTTCATAAAGTCCATCTGTCGTTAGAAGATTAGTAACTGTTAAAGATGGATAGCTACCGGTCTGCTCTTTCAAATATAAGCTGACTGTGTTATCAGACGTATTTACTCCTAAAACAACATATCCATACTTACTTGAATCTGGTGTCACACCAATCGTTGTCTGATTTTCAACATAGATGATTCTTCCAAAAATCGAAACATAACCATCACTAAATGTAATGGTGTTATTGGCTAACGTATAACCACATTCACTTTTTAATCCTTTTAAGATGCCTACATCACTTGAAAATAGAAAATGATATAAATCGGAATCCATCTTTGATGTGACATTACCACCTTCAAAAGTGATTTTTTGTAATCCCATCAGAACTCACCTCCATCGATATCTGTATTAGTAATTGTTACATTGCTTGTTGAACCGCTACCTGTATTTTTACTAAGTAGCTGTATTTTTTCTGTTAGCTTCACTCGATACTCTCCTAACGTTATCGTTGCATAATTTAATGAATCTTTGAACGTGATTCCTGTTATCACTGATTCATATGTTTTCTCTTTATGAATGAAAGATACATAATCACCAAGATAGATATTCTCAAATGGGATAAATACCTTGTTTTTCATGTCAATTGTAAATGTTATATTGTGATCCAGCTTGGACGTTACCATTTCACTTCTTGCTTTGGTTTCTAGTGTTTCATAATCGTTATCGATATAAATATAACTCTTGGCCATGACACTTGTGTATCTATCATCTGAGGTACCATCTTCCGTGATTTCTCCAGTTGTAAGCAAATAGTATGTCTTGATTGTTTGATAGATTTGATTGTCGCTTCTTGGATAGTAAATCACTTTATTGACAAGTTGGCTGGTTGAATCATTGGTTTCAACATTCAAGATAGATGAAAAATCACTCTTGATGACCATCCCTTGATTTACACTAAAAATTCTAAAGATGATACCTGTAATGCGACCTCTTAAATAAGTGACGTCTGTGCTAAAGCTGATTCCATATCCTTTTGAAACAAGCTCAAATATCTTTGACATGCTAATGATATTATCAGATTCAAAGTTAAGACTTCCCGATATGCTTGTTTCTTTACTTACAGTTAAATATGATAGGTTCTGTTTTTGATCCGTGTTGTTCTTAAAATAGTCTGTGATAATTTGATATAGATAATCCGCAAGATCACCAGTAAAACTTGTAGCAGGTATATCCAAATTAAAAATCTCCCTAAAATCGAGAGACTTTATGTTCGTGGTGTAATCATCATTGAGTTCGATACTTTCTAAGATTCCTATATATGAACAGATATCATTCTTAAGAATCACAATATCTCCAATGGTACAGTTAATGTTTGTCTTATTGACTTTGAATGTTGATCTCTTTATAAGTACCATATCAAGTGCGAGTTCAAACTGATTACTGACATATGCGTTATCTTTGTACTGCAGCGTGCTACGATCAAGAAATAGTAGTTTCATATCCTATATGCCTAAATAGCCTTCTAGTATCGTTACCCTGCAAATCGATTCAGTAGCTACGCCTGGTTTGAACTCAATTTCATAATCTCCATGTTCAAGGAAGATAAAATTGTCTTCTTCAAAGTCCTGCAATCCATAAATGTCAGTAACGATTCCTGATTCATCCATCACCATTTCTTGTTTGCTTGGAATAGAGTTGATGGTAATGGTTATATCTTCTGCAGTTAAATATAAACGTAATACAGATACCACTTCTCCATTCTTCTTAATCAGTACTTCTGGATCAATCACACTACCTATCATTTCAATGACAATTGGTGCATCATTTAATCCTTCATTTCTAATAAATACTTTACCTTCATATGAACTGGAATAGTAATATGGATATGAATAAGGATATACCTTCCCACTCGATGAACCATTAGCGATAATCTCATACGCTTTTTCTTTCAGCCAAAGAGATAACTTCTTAAATACGATGTTGCTTTGAATGGTACCTGCGATTAACTCCGCTTTTGATAAACTAGCAATGTCCACATAACAATAAGCACTAAAAGCATCGTTTTGATAATGTAATTTATATTCTTTGTTGCTCTTACTAATGAAATCCACGAAGGACTTGTATCCCTGATATCCCTTTAAGAAGATAATCGTTTCTGTAATCTCCGACAAAGGAATGTTATATTC